AACGGCTTCTTCATAAGTAAGAATTCGCTGGTACTTTGTACGATCTATCATGCTGTTTGTTTGAGTCAAGACCAACTGAGCCACATCCATAGCAGCTGATTTAACTTCTTCATCAGTTAAAACTGCTGTATCAACACCACACTTCTTTAAACCTTTCAACAATGGGTCATGTAAAACACCATCAATCATAGTAGGTTTCAATAACGCAGGTTTCATAAATGGTTCAGACAATTCACCTTGAATACATGATGGAATTATAGCAGTCTTAGTGGCTTGACCAACCTTCTTATCAGCTTTGCCAAGAGGACAAAATAAACCATCAGGTATCACTGGTTCGATAGTTGGATCAACATTCTTAGGCATTTCATAATAAAACTGCGCACTAATATTGCGAAAATCTTTTCCAATTAATTTTTCACATGCGTCATCAATCAATTCTTGAGTCAATGGACAAGCATAACCATATTCCTGGTTAGTACCAGCAATATGCATACCAATAAGTTTACGTTCCATACGATTATTATACAAGCCAATTATGGAACCACAATCACCAACTTGAGTTGGTGCATTATATTCATAACAATCTCGCTGTGTATAACTTTCAGAACCATAATCAAAACCATCTTCAGGATAATAAATTGTTATCTGTTTATCCAAAGGACGGATTTTCTGCAACCATTGATATGTGCGATGAAGATCTTTACCATTCTCATGAAAAGTAGCAAGTGTTCCATTAAAACTACCTTGCAAACTACCCTGATCACTAGTTTTAACAAAATGTTTCACCAAATCCCGATGAGGATGACACATACGACGATGTAAATTAACAATAACACAATCACGATGAGTTCCATCTTTAAAAGTCACTCTTTCACAATTTTTAGTCAATTCAAAACTATCAACTCCAACAGTCATCAAATGAGATAAAGGAATCTGAATAATATCTTCAAATTTAGATTGAGAAAAACTAATAATCGCTTCAGGAGCCAATTTACGTGCAAACAAAGCATGCAAAAAGTGATATGGCATGACAAAAACCCAACCACGCACAAAAGTACAATTACCAAACGGCACTCGTTTTTCACCACGCATATAAGTTAAACGATATGTATTTTTCTGCAATATATCGGTAACAAGATTGTGAGCCACTTGATCACTACAGCCCTGTGCCATAGCAAGTAATCTCTCATCCGCAACTTCAACGCGCTTCTGAGCAACATTTTTGGTTTTTGCATCACCAGAAACACCGACCTCAACACGTTTGACTTGCTGTTTTGCCGTTTTAGAATCACCAGAAACACCAACTTCAGCTTGACAATCATACTTCTCAGCATAAATGCCCCACTTGTTACGTTTCATCAAGGCTATAGTTCCAGCACCAATCAATG